TAGAGACTTATTATAAATATGTTGTTTGTTAATTAAAATTTGAATACTGTTAATTTTATTAATAATTTCTTCTAAATTATTTGTTTCAAAATTTTTTAGTAATGATTTAACTTTAAAAAGAATTATTTCGATATTGTGTACAATTTTATCATTGTAGAAAGTAAAAATTATTGTTATTAAAGAAACAATTGTTCCAATAATCGCTGAGGTCCAAGATAAATATTCAACAACGTCTTTATTTATTTTTGAAATATATTTAATATTATCAATTACAAAATTTAACATTGTACATATATAATCTTTAAATATCGTTATTCTCATTATATACCTCTAAAATCTTCAAAATAATTTTTAATATCTCTATTGCTTTTTCATTTTCTACATTATATAGAATGGAATATGTAATTAATCCATTTGTATAAATTTTAGTTATGGATTGATATCCATCTGCATCTAAGTTAACTGTTAATCCAAAATATTTATCAATGTCTATATGCTTTATATAATCATCATTAATTTTTTTTGAGGGAACAGGAATAGGTAGTTTATAAATTTCAATGTCTGAATCTGACTTATAGATATGATTCAATATTTTTTTAAATGGAATAAAATTTTGTACTGAAGAAGTAAAAAGAAAAAAGTATTTGTTAATTTGCACAAAACTTACAATATTAATTTTTCCATACTTAAATGATTCCGCCCAATGAATTTCACCAATATTATATCCAATTTCTTTTTTGTAACAAAGTGAGTAGAATTTACCGTCTTCCTCAAATGATACATTTTTTAATGCATTAATATTTTTTTCATTAATTTTTATAACAATAGAACTACTTGAAAAAAGCACGGTAAATTCACCTCACCTTTATTTTTGAATTTATTTTATGTTAAATTTTTCGGTAAAATACTTATTGATTTTATCAACAATGTCATCTTGGCTTTCAAATAAGTCATTAAGTTCGTTTTTTACAGTAGATAGGAATCTAGTAAGTAATTGTCCTGAAGTAGTAACATTCTTTAGATTTTCTGATAATAATTCTTCTGCTTCAGATATTGTGCTTGGACTTTCTAATATGTTACATATAGCATTATAAAGGTCTATCGCAATTTTTTGAATAAGACGTTCACTTAAATCACTATCGTCAAAAGTAATTTTTAATATACTTTTAAAGTCAATTGTAAGATTAACAATAATAGCATTGCCCTTATTGTTCAATTTAAAAAGTGAAACACTAAATTTTGTGATTTTATCTCCACGATAAATTCTTTCAATTACATCTCCGTCTTTAAACAAATTATTTCCCCCTAGTTTAGCATTTTTTACATAAGGGGCTTTTTCATTATTAAAGGTTAAAGAAATAACACTTTGAACGTTAAAACCTATTTCAAGTAATTTTTTGTAAATTAAATGTATTGCTAGCAAAGTAAGAGGTGCAAAAGAGGTATTTCTTAAACTTTTAGCTTTATTTTGAATATAAACATTTTTATAGTAAAAGTCATCTATATTCTCTTCAATAAATGATAGTAATTTTGAAAATAACTTATTATATCCTGATTTTGATGAAATACAGAGTTTTTCTTCTAGTAAAAAGTGTAATTGAATAATACCTGAGCTTAACTCTCTCTCTCTTTCTTGAGTAAAATTATTAATATACCAGTCGGTATAACGAAATTTAACATCAACAGTTTGTTTCACATTATCATAGATAGGTTCTTCAATTAATTCAAAATCAAAAGATTCGAATGATTTGGTTTCATTAAAAGCATTCCGTAATTCTACCGTCAAATTATTGAATCTAATTTTGTATCTATTGTTGCAAAAAGGTATGGTTCACCATTAGAGTATCTGTCGTTTAGAATTACGACTAAATCACTTAATATAGCTTCGCCTTCTTCTGGATTGTCATTAATGAGTTGAATGATTTGTAATAAATATTGTTGAGGTAATAAATCTTCTGTAATATCCAAGTCATGTTGAGTTGTTAAGTACTCATCGATAGCGTTTAAACGCTTTGTAGCGTTTCTTTCACGCATTTTCTGATTAAACAAACTTTGAAATTGTTCAATTTGCATTTTTCCCCCTCCTAATTATTTATCCATTCAATACTCCCAACTTTACCTTTAACCTTCGCAAACCCATCAACCCGACGGTTAAATATCAGCTCTAGTCGATACCGCGCAATTTCCTCCGTGACCACGAAGTAATCCGCAATATCAGAAATCACAACCATCTGTTCAGCTGCAGCAACATAAACATCTTCAAGGAATTTAGCAGGCATCAACAAATAAGCCGACATTCGTTTTGCCTGGTTCTCGGTTTTGGCTATGAAACTATGATTTATATTCAGTTGAGAAATATGGTGTGCATATATGTGACAAAATTCTTCTGCCAGCAATAATTTCTTTTCAATAGCATCCAAACCAGGTCGAAGGTAAATAACTCCACGACGTCCTTTTTGACCTGCAATAGAAAATGCCTTTAATCCTTCATCGACATCTTCATCCAGAAAAGGCTTTTCCAATGGCATTATTTTAATGCCGTATCTCCAGCATATTTCATACATGTCGATTTCATCTGGGTACTGATAATTAAAGTGGGAGAGGACCTTATTAGCCCGATCCTCCCAGTAATCACTTGTTGTTTTAGGTAGAAGTTGTCCTAGTTGCATAAAGAACACTGCCTTTAATCTTAATTATTGATATTTTTCATTAACAATAAAATATAGGTATGAAACATTTTCTTCTTCTTTCATAATTGAAACTTCATAAAATCCTTCTATACCTTCCCATCTAGTTGTAAATTCGTTATCATAATCTGGCATTGTTTTTTCTAAACCTACTTTTTCTAATAACTCTTCTGCAAAATTAGGAACTTTTATTTCTTCTTTAGGAGTATATGTAATTCTTTGAGCAGTCCCTTCAATAAACGTTATTTCAAATTCTCCATCATGATAAGTTGACTTAATTGCTGGAACGGTTTTATCTGTTCCTGATAAACTAAACTTAGTATTTTGTTGATTTGTGGGTTCTCCTAATATTTCGTTTACCTCTTCTGAAGTTTTATTAGCTATTTCATTAACGTTAAATATTATTTGATTTTCACTTTTCGATTTGTCTGAACTAGAGTTTTCATCACTATTATTAGTAGTCACTTCATTTTCAACATTGGGCTCCTGTTTACTAGAATCATCTGAAACATTTTCTGAACCACATGCAGATAAAAGCAAAAATGTGGCACTAGTTATTAAAAATAACATTTTTTTCATTAGAATCATCTCCCATTAATGTCAATCAACTCTATTAAAGTACTAATATATATTAAATCAAGAAAATAATGGATTTATTAAGTGTAACAAAAGACACGATTTAAACGTGTCTAATTAATCTTCGATGTCTCCAAATCCTTCTTCATGATCATCGCTTTCAAGATCTTTCTTTACAAATTCCCACATCTTAATAAGTTGTTTGATCTTTTTCTCAGGAGCATTTGCAAGATCATGGAATAGAATAGGATGCTTTTTAATTTCTTGCAGAACTTTTAATTCTTCAGAGGTTAATAATAATTCAGATTGTTCATCATATTTATTATGTTCGTTACTTACTCGGTATCTCGCTTTTTCTTCTTTTTTTTCTAAACCCAGTAAATAATCAGTTGTAACATTGTAATACGATGCTATTTTTTTTAGTGTTTCTGTGTCTGGTTCACTTCGTCCATTTTCGTAATGAGAATATCTCGCACGCGATACACCGATATACTTGGCAACTTCCTCTTGTGTCCTTTTACCCCTTAACTTTTTTAACCTCTCACCTAACATAATTTATCTCCTCTTAAATAAATTTCTAATTAAATTATAGATACAAATTGTATCTAATAAAACGAATGATAAAAAATGTATCAAAAAAATATTGACGATACAAAACGTATCATCTATAATAAAAACACAAAGTTGATACAAAATGTATCATGATGTGAGGTGATTACTTTTGAGAGAGCGACTAATAAAAGAAAGACAATCAAAAGGTTATACACAAAAACAGATCGCTGAAATTCTAGGTATTTCAGAAGTTTTTGTTAGAAAAATTGAAAAAGGTTTAAGGAATCCAGGGAGAGAAACATTGTTGAAATTTGAAATATTATTTAATATTCCTGCATCTGAGCTATTCCCAGATCTTTTTCATATATCTTTTGATACAAAATGTATCAAGCAAAAAGTAAAAGAAGTCAGTTGAACCTAGAGTTATTAGCTGAAAAAGGAGTTTTACACCATGAAAATAGCTATCTACTCCAAAAACTGAACTAAAGACAGAAACTCCTAAAATCGACACAACTTAAAGGAGATGGTCGAATGAGCACAACTCAACTTCATGCTTCGCATAAACATGAATCAAGGGGGAATGCGAGCATGAAGGAATATAAATTCGGCAACACGACGGTTGTCATTCACTCCAAATTGGTTCATATGAGTCCAAGTGAACGCAAACAGTGGTACCAAAAAGAATGGGAAAAAGGAAATCCCGTTCTTAAACAAATTGCAAAAGCAGTTATAGATTGTTATCGCAAATGAAAGGAGTATTTTTTAATGAATCAATTAGTTTTCATTGAAAACAACAAAGTTGTTACCGACAGTCTTACAGTCGCTGAAGTTTTTAATAAAAGACATTCAGATGTTATTCGTGATGTTGAAACACAAATTAATAAACTGCATGAAGCAGGAGAACAAGAATTTGGAAAACGCAACTTTGCGTTATCCTCATATCAATCCGGAACAAGAGAATATAAAAAATACAATCTTACTGAAGATGCTTTCACTCTTGTTGCGATGGCCTATACAACACCTGAAGCCATGAAGATGAAAGTGAAGTTTATTCAAGAGTTTAAGAGAATGCGAGAGCATATTGAGCAACATAAGGTAAAAGTGCTTGATGAAAGAACAGCCTTAATACAGTCTCTTAAACTAACAGTTGAAACCGCAGAAAGGACAGATCAACTTGAGAGAGCTGTTAACAAGCAAAGCCAAAAAATTTTAGAAATTGAAAACAAAGTTGAAGAACAAATCACTCTGGATCACGGTGAACAAAGACGTATTCAAAAATGTGTAGCAACAAGAGTCTATGAACTTTGTGACGATCCAGAAAGCAGACCAAAGCTCTTTAGAGAGCTTTATCGTGAAATCAAAGACAGGTTTGCTGTAGCAAGCTATAGAGATTTAAAACGTCGTGATATGTTACAGGCTATCAACTATATCGAAAACTGGGTGCCAAGAAAGGTTTCTTAATTAAATCATAAATTCATTCCATGTATAGGAAAATATACCAGCGAATACAAAGGGGGAATTAACTTGCAAGCTCAATTTGTAGGAGAGGCTGTTGAAAGGCTTCTTGAGGATGAAGATATTCCAGGTGTTCAGTTGGCATGGGATTTGAACATATCTGAGCAACTTGTTTCCCATTATAAGAATAATAGACGAAAAATGCAACCGGACATAGCAGAACATTCAATAAGAAAACTAGATAATCCTTTTTACATCATGGAGATACTACATAAATTCTCGGATTATTGTTCACCACCGGTATTTCGAGGGAAGTCAGTTGAAGAACACCGATTAGCTTTTGAGGAAGTAACTATAACAGAAGCTTACGAAGCAATCAAAACCCTTGAGGAAGTTAGTCTTGTAAAGTCACCGTCACTTGTGACAAAGGAAGAAAGGCAACGTATCAAAGATACGATTGGAGAGTTGTTAGATGTTGAAGCGTGGGCGCGAAACTTAGCAGCGATTCTTTGTTCAGAATACAAAATATCATGGAAAGAAACATATAAAAGTAGAATACCTACTTGGAAAGCGAAAGGGTGGATGGAATGAACTCATACGAAGAGAGATATTACCGTCAAATGCTTGATGAAAATGAGTGTGTTTCAAATCTCATGCTTGAAATTAAAGGGAAGTTGCTAGATCAAGACTACGATATAGCCATTGAACGCTGTTTTGATATGATTCGATCTTTAAAACAAATGAAAAAACTCAACATGGAAAAACGTGCAGTCGATATGCTTTTCTTTGCAGCAAAGAACGCTCTCAGGGGACAGAAGTGATGGATGACCTTCATCTTGTTCTAGCATATGCAGGTTTGTTGTTTATGATTTTTGGAAGTTTAATAGTTTGGAATTCATCACAAAAATAAGAAGCAGCTAGCTATTTCCGGTAGCTAACTGCAAGCAATGGTAAAATCATCTGTTTCCATTCTATCATTCTAGTTTTTGTGTGGCAAGGAACTTTGTTCCTGCCATCATGGGTAGAAGTGGACAAGCTTTTCCCCCGAGCTGAGAATCCATTTCTGCCTGTGATGGTGCGAACAAAGCACTAAAACATAAAGAAAGGAGGAATAACATGCTCGATCATCCAGTAACCACACGAATATTGCGTACTGGCTACCCAAATATGCTTGCTCAGTCAGAGCATTACGGTATCGACTATTTCGGTGATGAGATTCTTGTTGATGATGATATCATCGAGGATCCAAACACTGGAGAAACAGTATTAAAAGATAACTTGGAACGCTATCTTGTGGAAGTTTATGAATTCAAGTTTCAAACTGCAAAATAAAAAGCTCACTGGCCAGAGTGAGCTCATGAAATGCATTTGATTTATCTCTATTTTAATTGAAAAGGGTGAGATTATGCAAGCTACTGTTTTAGCGACGACTACTGAAATGAATCGCCAAGAGTGGTTGAAAGCTCGAAAAAAAGGAATCGGTGGTAGTGATGCTGCTGCAATAGCAGGATTAAATAAATGGAAATCTCCAGTTACCGTTTACCTAGATAAAATTGGACAAGCTGTTGATGGAGATTCAAGCAGTGAAGCTGCTTATTTCGGATCCATTCTTGAGGATGTTGTTGCACAAGAGTTCAGTAAACGTACAGGTATTAAAGTTCGTCGTAGAAATGCGATTTTACAAAACCCAGAACATCCTTTCATGTTAGCGAATGTGGATCGTTTGATTGTAGGTAAAAAAGAAGGTCTTGAGTGCAAAACAGCAAGTGAATATCTCAAAGAAGAATGGAAAGACGACGAAGTTCCAGCACAATATTTAATCCAATGCCAGCATTATATGGCTGTCACTGGGTATGAAGCTTGGTGGATCGCTGTACTTATCGGTGGAAATAAGTTTATTTACAAGAAGATCGAACGTGATGAGGAAATCATTGATTACTTAATTCAACTAGAATCAGACTTCTGGAACAATCATGTCCTTAAAGAAGAACCACCAATGTTTGATGGTTCAGAAGCCTCATCTGAATTGCTGAAAGCACTATATCCAGAAGCTGTACCCGAAACAGAAATCGAGTTACCTCCAGACGCAAACAGCCTAGTAGATGCTTTAGATCAAGTTAATTCTGAAATCAAAGAACTTGAAACACAAAAGAAAGAATATGAAAACCAACTAAAAGCCATGATGGGTGAGAACGAAAAAGCATTCGCTGGGGACAAAATCATTACTTGGAAGTCCGTATCTTCAAATAGATTTGATAGCAAACGTTTCGCCAAAGAGCATCCAGAACTCTACAACCAGTATACTAAAACAACATCTTATCGTCGTTTTGCGATTAAATAAGGGGGATTCAAATGGCTACCAATAAAGATGTGAAAAATCAATTAGCAAGTAAAGCAAAGGGAAATAATGCACCAGTATCACCAGCAAATACAATAGCTGCTTATCTCAAGAAGATGGGACCAGAAATTGAGAAAGCATTACCTAAACATATGGATGCAGACCGATTGGCTAGAATCGCATTAACCACTATTCGTACAAATCCAAAGTTACTGGAATGTTCCATTCCTTCACTAATGGGTTCGGTAATGCAAGCCGCACAATTAGGATTAGAACCTGGTTTAATTGGGCATTGTTACATTATTCCATACGGGAAAGAAGCAACTTTCATTATTGGTTACAAAGGCATGATTGACCTAGCAAGACGTTCTGGACAGATTCAAAACATTTACGCTCATGCGGTGTTTGAGAATGATGAGTTTGATTACGAGCTTGGATTGGAGCCTAAACTAAGGCACAAACCATATATGGTTGGAGATCGTGGAGAATTTGTTGGAGCCTACGCTGTGGCTCATTTTAAAGATGGTGGGTATCAATTTGAATTCATGCCAAAAAGTGAAATTGAAAAACGCAGACAGCGATCAGCTGCAGCAAAATCAAGTCATAGCCCTTGGAAAACCGATTATGAGGAAATGGCAAAAAAGACAGTAATTCGTCATATGTGGAAGTACTTACCGATTAGTGTAGAGATACAACAACAAGCAGTCCAAGATGAAGTTATCCGAAAAGATATTACAGCTGAACCAGAGTTTATTGATATGGAAGTACCAGCTATCGAGGAAGATACCAAAAGCAAAGAAGAAGTAGTTGAACCTCAACAAGAGGAGATTGTATTTGATGTTGATTAATGACAGGGTTCCATACAAAGTCCTCCTTCCAGAAAGACTCTGGAGGGAGGCAAAAGACAAAGATCATTTGAAACAACTCGTACTACAGTATATGCAGCGATATCCTAAGTATGTTGTGAAATCAGTTAAAAATGGATTCGCTGTTTGCGATAGGAAGTAGGTGATACGATGCCAGACAGCTATCCATTCCCAACTTACTCGGGGCTATTGGAACCAAAACATTATAAACGAATTGGATCAGCGATATGGCTATTTCTCTGGTGCATTAGCTCCACGACGAAAGAAGTTGAGAGAGATGGAGTAGTCTGGGGCATCGTATTAGGGAATAAGCCATTAAAGCTCAAAGAATTAGCTGAAACATTTGGGGTTAATGAAAAAACCGTAAGACGTTGGTTAGATGTACTAGAAGAGAGTGAATACATCAGGGTCACAAGAGTTGCTTACGGTTTGATTATCTCAGTTAAAAACTCGAAAAAGTTCCAAAACAAAACGGACAAAAATGTCCAATCTGATGAAAGAGAATGGACAAAAATGTCCAATCCAGAACGGACAGATATGTCCACTCTCTCGGACAAAAATGACCACTCTAATAAAGATATTACAGTAGATATTACAAATAACATATATGCTGCTGCTATAAACACGCGCGAAGAAAAAACAACTGGCGGGGTGCCTACAACCGAAAGTGTCCAGCTTGCTGATGCCGATCAGAGTAAGGGACAAATACCAGGTAATTTTTCTATCGACGCTTATGAACGAATCAAAGAAGCTTACATGAGGCTAGCAGCAATACGTGGATTTGACATCAACGTAAAAGACAGGACAAGCATTTTAGAGTTGCTTAAATACGATATTGACACTGATAAAGTGATTCAATGGCTTGAAGAGTGCTTTAGAGACTATAAACCTAAACACAAGTTTGACAAGATTAATAGCTTTGCCTATTGCTTGCCGAAGATTTTAGATAAACATGTTTCTGAACAGGAGGGGAGGAAAGGTGGCCAGAACCATCGAGGAAATCCTAGAAAACCTAAAAATGAGGTCGAATCAATCATTGGCAACAGAGTCGGCAGAATCCGAAGAAAAACAATATGATTGTCCTAAGTGCAAGGATCAACTTGGCTATATTAAAGGCGAGTGGCCGAACGAAGTATGGGTTAGATGTTCTTGTATCGAGTGGAGAAAAGCTCAAAAGCTTATGAAATCGAGTGAAATTACTGAAGAGTTTAAACGTCTTGGTTTCAAAAACTTCTGTACGGACGGAAAGCCACAAGTGATCATTGATGCTTACGAATGTGCGTTGGAATATTACCAAGACTTTGAGAATGTGAGGAATGAACGGAGAAATTCTATTGCGCTTTTAGGTCAACCTGGTGCTGGAAAAACTCACTTGCTTACAGCCATTGCAAACAACCTTATTCAACGGAAACATGTTCCAGTGATGTATTTCCCTTATGTTGAAGGGTTCAATGACTTGAAAGACGACTTTGACAAACTCGAAGAAAAGCAAGAACGAATGAAAAAAGTGGATGTTCTCTTTATTGACGATCTATTCAAGCCTACTGGCCGTGATAGAAAGCCAAGAGCAACCGAATGGCAGGTTGAGCAAATGTACGCTGTAATCAACCACCGATATCTTACCCATCAACCAATTATGATTTCATCAGAGCTAACGGTTGACGAGTTGATTGACGTGGACGAGGCGCTTGGAACAAGAGTATACGAAATGTGCCAAGATTTCTGTGTGGTGATTAAGGGTGACAGAAAAATCTTAAATTATAGATTGGTAGGTGCTTAGACATGTGTAACCTTTGCAATGGTACTCATACCATTCACGAGTTCGGCTCTTACTTCATCAAGTATCATCCATGCCCGAACTGCGGACCAGTTAATGAACGAAAGCTTGAAGAAAAGTACAAGAGAATGAGAGAGAAAATAGCAGCTGCAAAAGCGAAACTTGAAGCAGAAAGCGCGTAGTACATACAACATGAAATATTACATTGCGTAGAGGAAATGAATCTTGACTGGAAGCCTCATGAAGTTGTTTTGGTTGAAGAATTATGGAAGAGAGGCTTCCAATCGAAGAAATAGCAAAGAAAACAAAACGACCGGTACAAGAAGTATTCATCTTAATTTTTGATAGAGCAGAGCAAGGACACATTGAGCCGAGAAAAGGAGGTATTTTCGGTGCCTAGTATTTTTGATAAGCGATTGACTATAGACGGCTATCTTAAGAGTAAAGCAGAAGGCTGGACGGACCAAGAGATTTCTACAGACTTTTGATATCAAGAGAAACATTACGTGTTTGAAAAAAGAAAAAATTGAAATGGATAAACTATTAAAAAATTTAAGATAAGAAATAAGGAGTGTAGAATTTGAAACTTGCAGAAGCTGTTGGAAAACGAAGAAGTTATTTAATTGGACATCTTACGTTTGATGGCTTTGACCCTGAGGAACTTAATTCGCTAACTTTAACCGAGTTAGAGAAATTGAATATCAAAATAGGTAGAAAAGCTAGACCAATTTCTAAGGAGGGAAGAGGAAGGGAAAACGTGGCAAACCTTAAATTAAAACGAGATTAAGCAGACGTTATGTTTAAGTACGATTGAGAGTTTAAAAACGTTAAAAAGTGAATTAAGCGGGTATACCGTCGGTATGTAAGTTATCAAGATGAAATATGAGGGGTGGTTGTATGAAAACATTCCATGAAATAGAGATCGCATTAAAAAATTACAGTTGGATGGTAAGAGAGATTAAAAGATTAGAAGAAGAACTTAAAGCCCCAAATCAACCAATAACAGGAAAATATGGCGTTGAATTATTTATGTCTAAAGGTAATAAAAAAGCTGATCCTGTATGTGTAGAAGTACAGTCCAGGGAACGAAAGCGAAAAATATTGGACAAGTTTAAAAGAAAGGTTCAATTTATTGATACTCATTTATCTTTTATAGAAGATGATAGAGAATTAGCTATATTAAATTGTTTACTAGATGGAATGAGTATTGTTGCTATATCGCAACAAATGGGATTTAGCGAAAGAAAGGTTTATTGTATAAAAGATGCTATTGTAAGAAAAATGTTGAAAAATGCAGGAAATGCTGAAATTGCAGAGTAATTGAGTCTATATACTTCATTTGATTATCATTGAATTGTAAAGTTTTAATTAATATTTAAACTCACAGGCAGTATAAATCTAATTTAAAGGAGCTGAATGATCTCTTACTTTTATGTACCAAGACTATCATTGATCCGTTAATAGTTTTTTATGAGAGGTGTGTAAAACCAAATTAGAATCTGTGTTCTTTTCAAATTTATTGATTGACCCATTCCCCTTATAAGCACTGTCAAAATTGAGGTGTTTTTTGGGTTGACAAACATGGACGAAATGAAGAAGAAAAGAAACTCAATTGTATCAAATACCTAATGGGCAATTTGGATACATAAAAAGTGTTATGTTCATATAGTTCAGTAAATTGTGTGAAAGAGAAATATAATGATTTAGAAACTTATAAGCCTATTGTAATGAGATGAATTACAGATACTTAAAATGAAGAACAAACAAGAAAATGTAATAATTGTGGTCATCTCCTAGAATTACAAAAGCTGCTATTGGGATTACTTTATTTCTGTAATATTTTTAGCAACAGTATTAAAGAATTAATGGGAGGAATTGTATATATGACAAAAGTTTCAATTTTAGAATTTGGTGCAAGCACTAGTAATACAGATAACTATACTCAAATTCAAGATGCAATTAACTATGTTTATAGTCAAGGCGGTGGAGATGTACATATACCTAATGGAAGATTTAAATATTCAAATACATTATCAGTAAAAGATTGTGTAAGAATTATTGGTGAGGGTGCAGATAAAAACGCTTCACAGTTAGAATATACAGGAAGCGGATTTGCGATGAAAACAGCAGGAAGCCATTTAAGACAAAGATTTAAAGATTTTTATCTAACATTAAATTATAATCAACATGGAATTAAAATAGGTGATGTTGTAGCGAATTTGAATCGTGATTTAGGTATTCTACCTAGACAAATTGATTTAGATAATGTTGTTATAAGTGGTCTTGGAATTGGTCAAGTTGGAATTAAGACATATAACGCTTCCCATATCACTATGAAGAAGGTGCGTAGTGCATATGGTAATGGAGGTTTAGGATTAGTTATTACATGTGATGGATATAATTCTGGAGTTTTTGTGGCAGAAGAATGTAGTTTTGGACGTCATGGACAAACACAAGTAGGGGTTGAGTTTCTTGGAGGTACTGGAGGATTAGATGGATATGTTTTTAATGGATGTTATTTTGGAGGAGCTGTACCTATTAGATTTAGGAATGGAAATACTAGTAACTTAGTATTTAATGCACCTCATATTGAAGTCACTGATAGTAGTGTAGAACATTATGCAGTAGATATCGAATCAGTAAAAGGATTGGTATTTAATGGAGGATTAATTGGTGGATTTGGATCCAATACTGTAGTAGGAATTTTATTTCGGAAGGCATGCGAAGGGGTAAACATCAACAGTCTTACGGTTAATGAATTTGCAGGAACAGTATTTAAAAACTCTTCTGGGGTATCACCAAAACATAGCATTCTTTATAATGCAGTTTCGACTGGCTCTACATCACCTGCAACCCAATTTAACGGAAACTTCAATGAAGCAATAATTGTGTAGAAAGGAGATAGTTATAGAGTTTTTATTTTAAATTAATAAAATAGTAGATATCTCTTTAAGTAGAAAAAAATATATGAGTTAAATAAAAAATGAATTTTTGGAAAGCCTTGAGAGTAAAATAATTGAACAAGTTAGGGTGGAGAAATTTGCTAAATAATCATTAGTCCGATTGAAAATATAAGAACAGTATATTTATAGTACAAAGGTTACTATAAAGTTTTATATATGGAGATAATGCCAAGTATCTAGGGTGAACCGGTTATAGGGAAGCCTAAAAAGAAATAAAGAAAGGGATAACTACTATTTTCATAGAATATACAATAATGAAATGAGATGAAATATAATGAAAATAATCAAACCAAGTGGGTGATAAGAAAGCACTCTCTAATGAGAGTGCTTTTTATTTTGGAATCCATACAACAATGCTGTCGTGTAATGGTAGATGGAGTGATGAAATGGAAATCAAAGCTGTTATCACATTCATCCGTGAATACGACGGATTTTATTGTTATTGGGTACAGTTTGGAGATACAGGGAGAATGGTTCAATTGGGGGAAGGTAGAAGATATAGAGGAAATTAATAAAGAATGAATTTACGGGGTGTGGTGAGGATGTAGTGAAACTTACAGAAAAACAAAAGCGTTTTGCGGATTACTACATTAAGTTAGGAAACGCTACGGAAGCAGCCAAAAAGGCTGGTTATAGCCATAAGACTGCTAGGAGTATTGGACAGGAAAACCTTACAAAACCTTACATCAAAAAATATATTGAAGAACGTTTGGCCGAAAAGGAAGAAAAGATGATTGCCAAGCAGGATGAAGTGTTAAAGTTCCTTACCAGCGTTCTACGTGGTGAAGTCACTGAAGAAATCCCCGTCGGAAAAGGCGAGGGATTTTTTGCATTGGAAGATAAAACTCCAAGCATAAAGGACCGTGTAAAAGCAGCTGAACTTCTAGGAAAACGATATATGATGTGGACAGAAAAACAACAGGTAGAAGTAACCACTCCAATTTTTATAGACAATGTTCCAGATGAAGATTAATATAGCCAAAATTATTGGTAAAGGTTATAACCGTTTTTGGCATAATAAAAACTTCTACCGTGTTGTAAAGGGTTCACGTGGTTCCAAAAAATCCAAAACCACAGCTATTAATATCATTTATCAAATGATGAAGCACAATTGGGCCAATACGCTGGTTATTCGTCGTTTTTCGAACACGTTAAAACAATCAGCCTACACTGATTTAAAATGGGCCATCAATAAGCTTGGTGTAAAACATTTGTGGAAAACTAACGAGAGTTTACCAGAATTAACTTATATTCCTACAGGTCAAAAAATTATTTTCCGAGGATTAGATGACCCATTAAAAATTACTTCCATAACTGTTGATGTTGGAATACTTTGTTGGGCTTGGTTTGAAGAAGCATATGAAATTGAATCTGAAGATAAATTCAGGACCGTTGTTGAATCCATTCGTGGTTCATATGACGATCCTGATTTTTTTAAGCAAGTGACGATAACCTTTAACCCTTGGAGTGAACGACATTGGTTGAAACGAGTTTTCTTTGATGAGAAAACTCAAGAGGATGATACTTTTGCTATCACAACAACCTTTAGAGTTAATGAATGGTTGGATGACCAGGATAGAAAACGATATATGAGTCTTTATAAAACCAACCCTAGACGTGCAAGAATTGTTTGCGATGGTGAATGGGGCGTTGCTGAAGGACTCATTTATGAGAATTTTGAGGTTAGAGAGTTTAATGTTGAAGAAGTCATTAGGCAAACTCAAGCAACTAGCTATGGTTTAGACTTCGGTTATGTTCATGATCCAACAGCTTTTGTTGCTTTTGCTGTTGATCAGAATGAGAAGGTTATCTATATCTTTGATGAGCTTTACGAAAAAGGATTAAGTAACCAAAAAATTTATGAAAAGTTAAGCCAAAAAGGTTATCAACGAAGTCCAATTATTGCTGATTCAGCTGAACCAAAATCTATAGATGAATTGAAACGATTAGGTTTATCTCGAATTAAAGGTGCTGCCAAAGGAAAGGATAGTGTCATGCATGGTATTCAGTTTATACAAAACTATAAAATTGTGATTCATCCTAAGTGTGTTCATTTTATTGAGGAAATTAATAACTATGTGTATGACAAAGATCGTGAAGGAAATACATTAAATAAACCAATAGATGAGTTTAATCATTTGATGGACGCTTTACGTTATGGTATGGAAGTGTTTGTGTTGGAACAAGACTATGGAAATATGGTGTTACCTCGTATCGGCAGCTGGACTATGAAGGGGGTGAATACGTGAACATATTTGATAGATTTCGATTATGGAGAGCCAAACGACAAGCTCGAAAATATTTTACAGGATTACGACAGTCCATAAATTACAGACTCGAAAGTGGTCGACAAACAGGAGACCGATGGGAAAAACAGTTTGGTTGGTATGATGGACTTATTAAACGAAATGGGCTACGAAACAAAGATGTAATGGAGTCACTTCGGTTAATAAGAGACATAAATCCAGATGCATCAATGGCAATCTGGAATTTTTTACGTCTTTCGAATCAAGGGCATGAATTAGAATGTTTAAAACAAACTGGAAAACCAGATAAACAAGGTCTTGAATACTTGAATAACCTGGCTAAACGAATTGGAAAGTTATATGGTGGTGGTACTGATCAACTCATAAATGTTTTGAACCTTACAGGTTTTACACAAGGAGCCATTGCTCTTGAGGTCGAGTTGAATGAAGGATTAAATGATGTAGTAGATTTTCACGCTGTTGACCCATCGACACTTGATTTTAGACGTAATAAAGAAACAGGAGAAATAGAGCTTGTTCAAAAGCAAAAAGATGGCACTTATAAAGTACTTAATCCTGAGCAAGTATTCTATTATCCGATTGACCCTGATATTGGAGATCCGTACGGACGAAGCCCTATACTTCCAATCTTGCAAATTGTTTTTTTTCAAGTTGAAGTTTTAAGAGACCTTAAAGCAGTTGCTCATCATCAAGGACATGCTAGATTTGATATTTCTATCATGGAAGAAGCAATACTCAAAAACATACCTCCTTCAATTGCTGCACAAGGCGAGGAAAAAGTGCGTGAGTTTGTAATGAACTATATTGCAGATATTGAAAGACATTTTAATAACCTAAAACCTGATGATAACTTCATCCATCCTGATAGCGTGAAGGTGGATATGGTTGGAGGTACCAATGGAAAGTCAATGGATGTAACGAAAATCATTGACGTCATTAATCAGCAAGTGGTGACAGCTTTAAAACAACTTCCGATTCTATTAGGAAGAAATGAGGGGACTACAGAGACTCACGGGACAATCCAATGGCAAATCTATGTTGCTGGTATCGAGAGTATCCAGAGGGGAACAAAAAGGTTATTGGAACGAGCGTACAATCTATCTTTACAAATCCAGGGGAGACAAAGTAGAGCAAAGCTAACATTTAACAAACTTTGTACAGTTGATCGTGAAAAAGAAGCAAAAGCTGAACAGATTGAAGTGGATACATGGATTAAGAAAGTTCAGCAAGGTTGGGCTGATAATGATGAAGCTGCTAATGCGGTTGTCGGTCATGATGCAGTTGACGAACCACAACAACCAGCTGTTTCAATTTCTAATCTAGGTCGTACCAACCGTATGCAAACCAAAAGAACCCCTAACTCTAGAGCAGAAGAATCGGAAGAAGATGAGTTTGTCAGTGAGTTAAATGAAGAATGGGCATCAGATATTACTAAACTAACAACAGACGCAAAAAACGATTTTTATGAGTTGCTCCAAAAGCAATTAAAAAATTATAAAAATCGATTAGAGAAAGCGGAAGACCCTCCTACTCGAATTCTTTTATCGGTCGAAAGGATAAGGGCACTGAATGGTAATCGAGATGACAAACCAGAGCCAACAGAGGAATTTAAAGAGTGGGTTGAGGTTAATGTTCTAACTGATTCAGGAGAACAACTTGAATTATGGGATGAAAAGGGAAGAGATTGGATAGAACAAGCTGCAATAATAGCTGGACAAGCAACTCTTTTAGAATTAGAAGTTGACAAGGATTTTGATTCTAAAGATGAAAGATTATTGGAATGGATTAGTGAACGTTCAAGACGGGATGCAGAACTAATTCAAGGTGTAACAGATGAAGAGGTCATTATGACTTTATGGGATGTCGTATATGAAGGTAAATATACGATTGAAAAAGCAGCAAAAGCACTAGAAGAATCCCACACATTTAGCGAAGGAAGAGCTCAAACGATTGCAAGAACTGAAATTCTTTCAGCAGCACGATCTGGTCAATTTCATGCTGATGAACAATCTGGTATTGTAATCGGGAAAGAGTGGTTTTCAGCACATCAATCAAATACAAGACCAGGGCACAGAGAAGCAGATGGTCAAATAAGGCCATTACATTATCCTTTTAATGTGAAAAATACGAATGGTGAGTACGAAGAACTAATGTTTCCTGGAGATACTTCTCATAGCGCAAGTGCATCGAACGTAATCAACTGTCGATGTGGTTATTTCCGTATATTAGAAGGTGAAGAAGAGAAGCTGAAAGGGTGGGAAAAAACATGAACCGAGCTGAACGAAGGCATTTAGCAAGCAAAAATAAGAGTTTAAAAGATATGCCTAAATTTGTACAACAACATCAACAAAATATGGCAGCCGTTTTAGTTACTTCTGCTTTAACGGTGTTAGCCGAAGATTTTCTATTTACTCCTGAACAATTAACAACTTTTAATGACAAAATGCAAAAAAAGGCAATGGAATTAGTCAATAGTCCTGAAAGGGGGTGAATTTGTGGGAGACGAAAACAATGTTCTTCACTTACCCGTTAGACTAACTGTGGATGAAAATGAAGAAGTTGATCTTGAAAAAATTAACCGGCATACACTTGAACCAGTCACACTTGAAGAAATATTTACATTTTCAGGAATATGCTCAAATGACAGATTGGATGCATATTTTACACGAATGGATCCAGTTACAACTCTACGTAACTATGTTGAAGATTTAAAGAATGGCGTGAGTTTGCAAGAAGGCCATAATATTTGGAAAAACCCCTATGGCCGTTCCTATGACGGGGAATTGATTCCTGTTGAAGAGGACCTTTCAACTTACAATGCCGTCCGAGGACATTGGTACATTATGAGAGGATTGACTATCAATGGAAACAAAACAGATGACACCATAAAAGCGATTAAAGCAGGGATTATTCGAGATATGTCCGTTGGTTTTGGTGGTCAAAAAATGTGGTATCGGTGTGGTTCGTGCGGTAAAGATTTATGGGATTGGGAATGTCCACACATTCCAGGACTTGAAGATGAAGAAGGGCGTATTTCGTTTGCTTGGGTTGTAGATGCAAGACTTCGAGAAGTGTCAACGGTATATAAAGGTGCAACTCCAGGAGCATATATTGATAAAGCTCGTCAATATGTACAACAAGGAGAACTACCAGAAAACAAAATACAGCAATTAGAGCAGCGTTACCAAGTTCGATTTGAACGAGGAAACACTGCTATTTTTATGCCTAAAAAGAAGGAGGAAAGCCGATCAATGAATCTATTAGAACAAATTCGACAAGCATTGAAAGAAAATCAAATTGAGAAAGCACGTGTATATGAAATTCTTCAAGGAGAAGGAGAGCCATATCGTCATCAAGATGACATCGCTCTTCGTAATGAGTTAGGTGATTTGGCAACAGTCGAAGGCATTCGTCAATTAAAGAAAGAAGCTGAACATGGTCGACAATACGTTGCTGATTTAATCGATCAAGCTGTTCAAGCTAGAGTGAAGGCGCAAGGAGAAGGATTCAATGCGGAATCCTATCGACAAATGTTAATTCGTTCTGATGATATTCAATTTATTAAAGACGAAATCGAGTCTTATGAAAACTTAGCAAAGGAACGCTTTACACCAGGTCGCCAAACGGAAATAGAAACACTTGGTAGGAATGAGACTGAACGAAAAGAACCAACTGATTTTGAAGATGACAATATTTTTGCATAAGGAGTGATATAGAATGTATGGAACTCGTCCAGGAGGAGTATCAAATCATAGTTATGGATTACAAGTGACTGTTTTAGTACCGGATGCAGACAGCAATCCAATTAATGCTGGTGATGTATTGAAATTTGCGACAAGTGGTGCTTATCATGCTGCACCTTGCGCTGATGGTGATGCAATCCAATTAAAAGCATTACATCCAGTTAAAGATTCAGCTACACCATTAGGCTGTCAAGTATATGGCTTCTCAAGAATTGACAAGTTTACTTATACAGGTACTGATCCAGTTATCGGTGATTCAATTGTTGCTGCAGAAGCAGGGACAGTCAAAGTTGCTGCATCTGCAAATGGCACCTTTGTTTTATATGTAGACACTGTAAATAAAATTGTTGAAGTAGCAATGCCATAAGGAGGGAATCGAATTGAAAATTAAAGTTAAAAATCATCGTGGAGAAGAAGTAGAAATTAAAGTTGGTGGAGAGTTACGATCTCATGTAAAAAAAGAGTACAATAGCGAAAGTTCTAGCGCTGTTAAACGTTATTTAGCTTCCGAAGGGGTAAGGTTGAAAGATGTGTTTCGAGCATTAGGTGTTGAAGATATTAAATCAGTCAATGCACGTTCTTTATTAGAGAACGATAGCACAAAACCATTATTTAATGCTGTTGTTGAAGATGGACTACGCATGGGGTTTGAAAAAGAATCAAAGTGGCAACAGTTAGTTGCAGCTGATATTCGTTCTACTCAAATGACTCGTGAATATTATGAATTGGTTGAAGAAGGACTGGATGATGAAGTTCAATTACGTGACATCGGTCAAGGTGCTCCAATTCCTGTAGGAACAATCAATATCGGTGATCAATCTATTAAGATGCATAAACGAGGTCGCGGTATTGAGTGGACAGACGAAGCGAAATCCATGAATATTGACATGGTTTCTTTATTCTTAAAGAAAATGGGGAAAAGATTAGGTCGTGACTATGAAAATACAGCTGTATACCGTCTACTTAATGGATATTTTGCAGATGGCCACGATGCAGCGCCTACAATTGGTCTTAAACAAGCGAACACATTAACATTAGGTGATTTATTCTATGCTTACAAATACATGGACCAAGAATTAGGTTACGATTCTAAAATCATGATTTGTAACTTAAACGTCGCTTCACAAATTGCAGAACTAAAGGATGGAAACGGTGGCTATTTATTCTCGAAAGAAATGAAAGACGGCAACTTCCCGAACTTAATGAACCAAGATCCGTTTGTCAGTAACTTAATGCCGGATAACCGTATCATGTTTGTGGATACGTCTTTTGCTCTTGTTCGCTACTACTTCAAGGAATTTGGTGTTGAATTCGAGCGTTCTGCAAAGACACAAGTAGAAGGGTCTTATGGAACGGAAATCTCTGAATTTGTACCATTTATGAAAGATGCTCGCTTAATTATTACAGTTGATCAAGCTCGTTAAGGAGGGATTTTGAATGGCGACAACTAAAAAAGAAGCAAAAAAGAATTATAAACTCAAAGACCCAAAAACGCAATACGCAGAAGGGTCTTTTTCATTATCTGGTGAACAAGAAAGGGAGTTACCAGAGAATCCTTCACCTGATTTACTGGCTCGTATTCGAGCTGGTTTTATTGTTGAGGTGGAATAGCATGTACGCAACAATTCAAGAAGTTAAGGATGGGACCTCGTTTAATGAGGTCTCTTCTCTTTCAGATACAAAGATTCAATCTTATATTGACCGTGCCACCAGCTGGATTCACCGAGTTGCTAAAAAGAGTTTTGAAAGTGAAACAGACCCATATCTTTTAACTGATTTAAAAACAGCAACCATATTACTTGTCGAGTACCTATGGTTTTGGGACCAATCAGAAGTGAAAGAAGGTGCTTTTGACCAAATTGAAAGTGAAAAGTTGGGATCATATTCATATAAAGTCAAAGAAACAAAAGCTGCACCTGGTGAAGAAACAGGAAATAAAGAATTAGATAGTATCCTAGACTCACTAAAGCCGAGAGTAATAGGTGTTTCATTCTTTTCGGTAAGTGGTCCAACAAGGATGAATAGCGATGAGGTTTAGTCGGTTATTAATACACAGATGTACTCTTTTACAGGTTGGACAAGTCATTGGCAAAGATCCTTATGGACGTGATAAGTTTGAGGATGTTCCAATTTCTGATGTTCCTTGTCGAGTTGATCAAATTCGGAGAGTTGTTACAAAAAATGACTTTGGAACTGATGTCGTCGTTGAAAATATCCTCTTTTTATCTCCTGACCAAGAATTGAATGAAACAATGAAAATCGAAAATGTTAAGGACAAGGATGGTAGTGATGTGCTAAAAGGTACGTTTGCCATTAAAAAAATTAATCCAGTTTATAGAAGGTCACGACTCCATCATTATGAAATCACTCTTGAAAAGGAGAGTGACACAAGTGGCGAATGATGTGAAATTTCAAATTAATGTAGATAAGGACACGGTCAACTTTTTTCAAAAAGAAATGCCTCAAAAACTAAAAGAAGCACGCAAAAAAGCGGTTGAAGCTGCAGGAAAAGTGTGGGCTGATGAAGCAAAAAGAATTACACGAAATGATAATCACATCGTCACCGGGTTATATGTTAACTCAATTGGGTATAATACAGGTTCGCCTGCATCTGAAACTGATGTTGTACATGAAATTACTGAGGGATCAACGAGTACGAAACTTGAAACGGGAAGTAATGTTGCCTATGCATCAGTACTAGAAAAACGCTATAACATTATGGGAAGAGCACTGGATTCATCTCAAAATAGAATGGCAAAAGTAGCTGAAACACAGGTGAAAAAGACGTTATTTGGATAGGAGGGGTGGCATGATAGATTATGTTGATCCAATCCCTCATTTAGTTGATTTTTTCTCTAGCAGAATTGAAATAAACGTGTACGGAAATTCATTTCCTTTGACCCATGTTCTCCCTGCTCTCCTTGTAAAAAATGCGGGTGGGAATGGTTTTACTAGAGTGCAATTGATTTGCCGTGCAGAAGTCGATTTTGAAGCTATGAATGGTTTGATTCAAGCAATGAATCTCTTAGAAAGGGATGCTTGGCAAATTCATAGTTTAAGAGTTATTTGGTGTGAAAGGGAGTCCAATCCTTTTCCAACGGTTGACCAAGATACTAAAAAACCAGAAGCATGGTGTTATATGAGACTAGAACATGCTGAAGCATAAGAGGTGATGTAAAGTGAGTGAAAAGAAGTCACGAAAAATCATTTGTGAGGGTCCTGCTAGCAAAAAGAACGGGGCTCTTTTTTTACGGTTTCAGCCAGAAGGTAAGCGGAAAAATTCTTTAGAAATCTTCCCAGGTCAAATTCTCGAAATGGGTAAGGATGTAACAGAAAATGATGCTAAAAGATTGTTATCTTTGACCAATTGGAAATTTAGCGAGGTGAAATAAGATGAGTGATATTTATAAAGTGAACTCTGCTGATATTATTGGTGGTCCAGGTCGATTAGTTTGGGCTCCATACGGTACTACAGCACCAACAAAAATTAGTGATGTGATGAATACAACCTCTCCATACGATTTAGTAGGTCCTTGGAAAGATTTAGGGGCGACAACAGAAGGTATTGAAATTTCAAGAGGTTTTGAAACAGAAGGATTTGAAGTTGATCAGGTTCTAGGAGAAGTCGATGAGGATGTAACAGGTTGGAGTCACTCTTTATCTACTCAATTAGCAGAAAATACACTTGAAAACCGACAACTTGCTTTGATTGGAAGTCCAATTGTTGAAACCGCACCACAGCTTGGTACACCAACAACACTAGTAAATGACGTTGCTGCAGGCGCAATGATTTTAAATGTTACCAGCGCAGCAGAATTCGCAGAAGGTGGATGGTTACAAATTGGTACTGAAATCATTAAAATTAGTAAAATTTCAGGAAACACAATTTATTTAACTGAACCAGTTAAACAAGCATATACAGCAACTGAAAATGTTACCCCAGTAACTGAACTAGGAACAAAACGAATCGGTTATGGAACTGTTACTGATGTTCCTTTATTTATGCTTGCATTAATCAGCCAAAAAAAAGATGGAACGCTTTATATGGCTGTGTTTAGAAAAGTAAAGGTATCAGGAGATGAAAAGACTCAAAACTTTGCGAAGGGTAAACGTACCTTACCACTTAACTTAAAAGCATTTCCTGAAGATGGAGTTGCTCAAGATGAGAACGTGTATTATGAAATTGAGCAAGTTCGATAGGAGGATTTTCAATGAGTAAAGAATTATTGAACTCTATTAATATGGGACCAATCGGAACAGTAACATTATCCAATGGTCAAACGCTTGATATACCTAAATTAACTAATCTTAAATTGATTAAGATTGCGAAATTCATTGGTATTGATGGAATGAAACTATATGAAAAATTTCAAAACCTTGTTGGTGATGAAAGTTTATCAGATTCAGAGAAATTTGTTGAAATTTTATCTGAACTTGAAGAAAAACAAATCATTCGTGTTTTGGCAATCCTGTTAGATATTTCGGATGAGGAGGCATTAAGCCTTGATCCTATTGAAACCTTAGAAATTATTGAGGTGTATGTAGAAAAGACTAACATTGCAAAGGCTTTTACAATCGTCCGGAATCTGATTCAGAAAATCACGGGCAAGGAGATTCCGGACATGTCGAATTTAGTGAAGAAGTATTTCACAGAAGAAGAATCAATGACTCAAACAACTGGATAGAAAACGTTGAACGTTTAATTCGTGAAATAGAGTTTGTTAGCTCACATTTTAACTACACGGAAGAATATGTTTTGAATCAAACTCCAGAATGGTTAAACCGAAAATATAAACAAGCTGAAAGAGAAAAATGGGAAGATAGTCGATTGAATATTATCGAAGGAATGAAGAGTCTTGCTCTTATGATAGACTGTGTATTCAACAAAGGAAGAGCGCATCAAGATATTTTACCACCAACTTATGAAGAGGCTCTTCAAAAACAGTTGAATAAAAAGGAAGTTCATTCAAAGTTTGTACAAGGTACTTGGTGGAAGTCTGAGTAGGTCTCAGACTTTTTATATTTTCAAAAAGGGGGTGAAGATTGTGTCAACGGTAGGTAGAGCAAATGTAGAAATCACAGCAGATGACAAGCAGGCTCGAAGTAAAGTTAATGGGTTTCTTAATTTTTTAAAAGGAACTACTAAAATTGCCTCAGGTGTTGTCGCTGGTTTATCTGTCTTTGGTGTTATTTCTAGTGGATTTCAAAAAATCAATGATTCTACCATTGGTGCTAATGCTTCAATGGAACAGTATCAAAACACTCTTGCTGTTGTATTGAAAGACAGTAAAAAAGCCATTGAAACATTAGCTTGGGCAGAGAAATTCGCTGCTCAAACCCCTTTTGAAATTCCTGATATTGTGGAAGCTACTGTTCGTTTGGAATCATATGGTTTAAAGGCTCAAGAAATTTTAAGAACAACTGGAGATATGGCCGCAGTAATGGGGAAGCCATTAATGCAAGCTGTTGAAGCAGTTGCAGATGCTCAAACAGGTGAACTAGAAAGGTTAAAAGAGTTTGGGATAACCAAACAAATGATTATTGATCAAGCTAGTAAAATGTACAAACAAGAAGTGGTTAATGCTAAAGGTCAGATTGTTGACTTAGCAAAATTTAATGATGCTCTTTTTGCATTAATGGAAGAAAGATTCCAAGGAGGAATGGAGATACAGTCCAAAACTTATAATGGATTGGTATCAAACGTTAAAGACTCCTTTGGAACGATTGCAAGAATTCTTTCTCAACCTATTTTTGAAAAGCTAAAACAGGGTTTAGATGTTACAGTCCCAGTCTTATCAGCATTCGTATCTGTATTAAAAGGGGATCTAAAGGTTGCATCAGAAACATTAGTTGATTCCTTTGGTGAAGAAAAAGCGTATAAGATGATCAACTTCTTTAGAGGTATGAAAAACGGAATCGATAACACTAAAAATGCCATTAAGCCTTTCGTTCAATTTGTTAAAGGTCTGTTTCAGTTGATAATCGGAAACCAAACAAAAGGGACAAAAATTCTAGAAGCTTTGGGATTATCAGCTTCAGAAGTACAGCAGATTATTAATTCGATTAACTTAATCAAGCAAATTATAAACAGTTGGATACAAAATACGATTAATGGATTTAAAACATTGGGGCAATTCATAATTGGAATGTGGCAAACGATTTGGCCGTTTTTACAACCTTTACTTACTCAAATTATTACTTTTATCAATGAAAAAGTTAGTCAAATTACTCAATTTTGGCGAGAAAATGGCGAACAAATCATGCAAGCTGTTCAAAAGGTCTTTAATTTCATCCTTGGTGTTATCCAGTTTGTCATGCCGATAGCAATGTTCATTATTCATGGTATTTGGACTAATATCCGTAATATTATTGATGGTGCATTGAATGTAATTTTGGGATTAATAAAGATTTTTGCTGGACTACTCACTGGTGATTGGGGCAAACTCTGGGAAGGTGTTAAACAAGTTCTTATAGGGGCTGCCCAGCTAATTTGGAACCTTGTAATGGTTCTATTAGTTGGAAGAATCCTTGGTGCGCTTAAAGGTCTAGTTACTAGTGGAAAAGCCATTGTGCATGGATTTGTAAATTCTATTGTTAAATTCTTTGATTGGGTAGCGAAAAACACGAGTGGCATAGTTTCACGCATGTCTCAATCAATAGTGAACTTTTTTGTGAAGCTCTATTCAAACGGGTCTTCCGTTATATCAAATTTTGTTAAGAAAATAGTAGACTTCTTCAAGAACCTTTTTACTAGAGCAAAAGATATTTGGAATAGTATTACTTACACTATTTGGTGGCAAGTAAACACAATGAAAGGTAGAGTAGGTTCAATCGTTCAAGGTCTTTATAATATCTTGTCATCAATTTTTAAACGTATTTATTCCACTACTAAAGGCATTTTCGATGATGTGAAAAATGCAATTATTACACCAATAAAAGAAGCCAAAGACAAAGTAAAAGAAATCGTAGATAAAATAAAAGACTTCTTTAGTGGATTAAACTTGAAGATCCCAAAACCTTCGTTGCCACCACTACCTCATTTTAAGTTAAAGGGTAAATTTAGTTTAGCCCCACCAAGTGTTCCTAAATTAAGTGTGGATTGGTATGCCAAAGGTGCGATATTTACGAAACCGACAATCTTCAATACTCCATTTGGTTTAAAAGGTTTTGGGGAAGCTGGACCAGAAGCAGCGTTGCCTCTAACGGATCGAGTACTTGCAGGTATTGGAGCTGGAATTGCAAAGTTTATACCATCAATTGAAGGAATGATAAAAGTTATTATTCACCCGCAATCTATTAATTTTGATGGTAGAGAAGTATCGAGAGTTACATGGGAATACGACGTTGAATTTGAAAAGATTTATGGTAATAGAGAAAAAGGATTTAGGGGGTGATAAAAATTGGGATTCACCTTCAATGGCGAACGGCGAGATTATATAACTGTGTTGCAAGGTAGAAGAAGACCTGCATGGGCACCAAGAACGTTAAATTGGTTAAATGTCCCCGGAATGACAGGTGCTTATTTAGAGGGTGTTGAGACATCACCAAGACCCTATGATGTGCCAATTAGAATTAAAGCTAACGGAAATGAAGATCTACAAAAAATAAAAGAAGACCTTGCTGAGTGGTTACTTCACGATGAGATGAAGGAACTTATTTTTGATGACGAACCAGATCGAACGTATTTGGCAATTGTGGACGGCACACTTGACCTTGATGAGCTTGTGAGAGTCGGAAAAGGTGTCATTAGTTTTATTTGTGACCCGTACAAATACGGTCCGGAAAAAGAAGCGATTTTTACATCTGACGCTGTATCTCTAGACTACGAAGGAACAGCCCCAGGCGACCCGATATTTGAATTGGAAGTACTTCAGCCAGTGACTTTCGCCATGATCCAAAACCAAAACGATGAGTACATGATGATTGGAAAACCCACAGATGTCATTGACACGCCGTACGAAAAGTATGAGCGTGTTTTTTATTCGGTTTGTAACAATTTAACGGGTTGGACAAACGCTACAAATGGAGAAATCGATGGAAACATTGCCGGTACTATGGAAACCAATGGAACACGTTTTCAAGCCTCTGATTTTGGCATAGGTTCAAGTTGGCACGGTCCAGCCATTAAAACCAGTCTATCAGAACCATTAACCGACTTTCGATTGACCGCATATGTTGGATTTTTCAATAAATCCGTTGCTAAACAAGTTGGTAGAATAGAGATTTACCTTCTTGATGTCAACGGAAATCAAGTTGGAAAAATTGCCATGAAAGATATTCAAAGTAGTAGATCTGTTGCATGGGGAGAAGCGAGAGCTGGTGATAACCAAGATAATCATTACTTAATTAACGAATATGGAGATAAACCAGGAAACTGGAACGACTTTAGTGGTCATGTAAGGATTGAACGCGAAGGGAATGTGTGGAGGGCCTACTTCGCAAAAGTGGACTCTTCTGGTAGACATCATACAAGACGATTTGCAGAGTGGGTGGATACGGAAAACAAATTTAACCGAACAGTTGCACAAATTGTGGTACATCATGGACAGTATGGAAGTCATGAACCTGTTTCTGGTGGGGTTTATTCATTAAATGTATATAAAATCAACCAGGAGCAGGAGAATGAAGTGCCGTATATCGCTCAACCTGGTGATATTATCACGTTTGATCATAAAGAAAAATTACTTTTAATAAATGGTGAGCCACGCAAGGATTTAAAAGACTTCGGAGCCAGATATTTCAAGTTATATAAAGGCGAAAACAATCTGATTGTCCATACATCAGATTCTTTCAATGTGACGTGTAAATATCGTGAACGTTTCAAGTAAGGAGGTGATAGTTTGATTCACATTACAGACAGTCTAACAGATAGAATACTAGATGATATTTCAGAAGAACTGTTTTGGAACGATAAACACCGAAAATCCTTAAAGGATACCCTTGAAACGTTTGATTTTACCACGTTTGCTGATAAGCCATTTTCAGAACATCTAGCAAAGAGAAATCGCATCATCATTCCAGATGAGGATGGCCAATTTGTAGAATTCATCATTGAAAACACACGAAAATTTCATGGTGTAAATGGTTTTTCCGTAGAAGTCTATACTTCAGCATCTTATATTGAACTGATAAAAGCAAAAGTCATTTCACCCCAGACTACACCATCCTGGACACCGAGACAACATGTTGATTTTGCTCTAGCTGGAACGGGATGGGAAGCTGGTGAAATCTACTTTGCAGGAGTCCGTTCACTTACTATTGAGAAACATACAAACCCATTTGCATATCTCAAACGATTAGCAGCTGAACTTGACCTTGAACTCCATTTTAGAGTTGAAAAAGACGGGAATAAAATTGTTCGAAGATATGTTGATTTAGTTGAACGTGTTGGCGCTTGGCGTGGCCGTGAAGGAGAATTCGGAAAAGACCTCATCGGTATCGAACGAAAAGAAAACAATGCTAACATCGTGACAGCATTGGTTGGTCTTGGACCTATTCGTGAAGATGGGACAAGGCTTGAGGTGTTCGTCGAGGATAAGGATGCTCTCGCACGTTGGGGACGAAACGGTCAACATCTAGTCGAAGTATATGAGCCACAATCGACAGACCAAGACATGACGATTGAACGACTAACCGAACTCACAGAAAATGAGTTGAAGAAACGCGTTAATTCGGTAGTTGAATATTTGGCAGATATCGCAGACTTAGAGAAAGTACCAGGGCTAGAACATGAAAAAATACGGTTCGGTGACACAATCAAAATTAAAGACACCATGTTCAACCCACCACTTTATCTTGAAGCCAGAGTCCATACCCAAGAAAGAAGTATTAAGAAAAATGGTACAAAGAAAGTTACACTAGGCGACTATATTGAGTACACAGAAGAAGATGTTTTGGCTATATGGAAGTCGCTTCAAGCAGAAATCGTCAAAAAGGTGTCCATGTCAGATGTGACGGAAGTTGTCTACACAAAGCCAGAAGTAGATGATAAAGATGCTTCAGTTTATCAAGACAGCACATATTATTCAGATAACGTTTCTGAAACCAAAAAACAAGAAGCGATTCAAGTTGCCGCAACTGATGCTACAAGCAAGGCGAATGCTGCTGAAAATAATGCTAAAACTCATGCGGACACGAAATCCTCAGAAGCGGAAAACAATGCAAAAACTCACGCTGATATGGTTGCTGAACAAAAGAAACAAGAAGCCATTCAAGCTGCTATTTTGGATGCAGAGACAAAGGTGAATCAAGCGAAAAGTGATTTAGAAGCTGAAATTGCCACAAAAGCTGATGCCGATTGGGTAAATGGACAGCTAGTGCTAAAAGCTGATAATTCAACCGTACAAGACTTGCAAAATGAGGTTTCTAATAAAGCTGATGTCACATGGGTAAATAATCAGCTGGTTTTAAAAGAAAGTACCATTACAAAAGCTAGTAACGTACCATTAAACCCAACAATAAACCAACTTTGGCTAGATACAAATGTGACTCCTAATGTACTGAAACGTTGGTCAGGAACATCTTGGGTTAAAGCTACTCCTACGAATGCAGGAGAAGTTAACGCATACACCAAGAGTGAAGTTGATAACGCATTGAACACAAAAGTTTCAGTCACTCAATACAACACAGATATATCAGGCATTGTTACAGATTTACAATCCCATGAATCGCGAATCACACAAAACGAGCAAGAAATTGTAACGAAAGTATCTCAGACAGACTATGATGCTTTGGAAGGTCGTGTTTCTAATGCAGAGTCAAGTATTGTTCAAAATGCAAACGCTATTCAATCAAAAGTCAGTCAAACAGACTTTGATACTCTAGAAGGAAGAGTGTCAACCACCGAAAGTACAATTACACAGCATGCTAATTTAATAGAGCAAAAAGTCAATCAAACAGATTACGATACCGACATGAACGGTGTAATCACGAGACTTGACAGTGCAGAAACTCGTATAACCCAAACAGAAACTGAAATTGCAACAAAAGTAAGCAACACGACATACCAGCAAGACAAAACAGCAATCGAAGGAGATATATCATCTCTTGAAACAAGAATGAGTCAAGCAGAAACAACCATTACACAAAATGCTAACAGCATTGCATTAAAGGCAAATGCAACGGATGTTTACACGAAAACGGAAGTAGATAATTCTCTTGCCAACAAAGCTGATACTTCCACTGTTTCAGCCATTGAGCAAAGAGTCACGCAAGCAGAGGCAGAATTGGTGGTTCAGGCTGACCAAATAGCAACAAAAGTTAGCCAGACAGATTTTAACACCTATAAAGTTGACTCAGCTAACGATAAAAGCTTTAGAATTGGTGCTAAAACGATTTCTACGGCTGGTTGGTATCGTATAGCAACAAACGTAGGGAACAGGGCTTTTGCCAGATTTATAGTGAAGGAAACTTATAGTGGTCGACATTCTACAGCTATTTTTAATGCTGGTATCCATTACGGTAAAAACCCTACGTTTACCCTTATCGGCTACAGCAACTACGGTACACCGGCAGTTACTAAAGCGCGCATTCTTTACAAAAGTACGTATGATGACCCTTATCTAGAGTTGTATATAGTGCCTACAGCTGTAGTTGAAGTATGGTGTTTAGACAACGTACAGACTAGTGGTTGGGTTAAAGTTGACTTAACGGCTGGTAGTGTTCCAAGTGGATATTCTGCGGTTGAATGGGATATAAACGCCTCTAAAGTTGTTGATGTTACTTCAGAGAATACAGCTTTAGACACTTCAAATGTAAATGGGATCCCTGCCAGTCAAGTCACAACAAGACTTACTAATGCTGAATCATCTATAACTCAGCTTTCAAACGAAATCGAGCTTAAAGTCAGTCAATCACAATATGACATTGATATTCCCAACTTGCAGAGTCGTATGTCAAGTGCTGAATCAACTCTTTCTGTACACGCTAACCAAATCGCTACTAAAGTAGAACAAGATGGTGTCATTTCTGCGATTAACCAAACAGCTGAACAGATAAAAATTCAAGCAAGTAAAATACAGCTTCAAGGTGCTGTAACGGTTCTTTCAGATATAACTGATGATTTAGGAACTATCAATGCTGGTATAATCAACGGAATTGATATAAACGGTGTAAACATTAGTGGTTCTACTTTTTATGCGGAATACACACCTTCAACAGCAACTTCTTATGGAAGTACTTATTTTGATGGGGATGAATTATCGTTCTGGGAATCAGATATTACGGAACATGGAATGTACAATGAATTATACTTTTCAACTAAGTATGCTGCGAATAAAATGCGATTTGACCAAGAAAGATCTGGTCAGTATGCGATGTACGCAGAGATGGACATCATGGGTCTATACTTCTGGGGATTGGGTTATCCATACAATGGCTTATTAAAAATGTATCGAGAAGTTGAATCAAATGGTGGTGGTTCGTTTATTGAAGCAGATTCACTGAAGGTTATTGGAGTTAGGGGAATGTATGGAGTTTCTGATCCAACAGGAAATCCTATCTTAAATGATCACCTAAACGGGAATGTTTCTATAAATGCAGCAGGTGGAGATTTATATCTAGGGTATTACAGCACGGGAACCATACGTATGCAAAGACCTTTGGATGTGGGGGAATATGGTATCAATTGGCCAGTCCATGCCTCATTATCCCTTCAAAACGGCTGGGTAAATTATGGAGGTGGATTTATTTCGGCTGCCTACAGTAAAGATGGGTGTGGAGTAGTTCATTTACGTGGTTTGATTAAAAATGGTTCGGTTGGTTCTGTGATTGCCGTACTTCCTGTAGGTTGTAGACCCTATGCCACTGAAATATTTACCGTCATGTGTGGCGGTAATGCAATCGCACGTGTTGATGTTCGAGCAAACGGAGAAATAGTTTGTCAAGCTGCAAGTAGTACAGCTTATTTGTCACTAAGCGGTATATCCTTTAGAGCTGAAAACTAATAAATAAATTGAGGAGTGAAGAGAAATGGTTGTAAAGATTGAAAATCATAAACTAGCACCAGTTATTAATTTGCTTTTTGATTTACCGTTACGAGGGAAACAAAGTCGTCATCGTACCAAGTTTATCAAGTTGCTGAATGAGAGATTGCAAGAGTACCAGAAGGAATTCAAAGAATTATTAAAAGAACACTGTCACTTAGATGAAAACGGAGAACCAAAGACAAAAAATGATGGTCAGCATTGGGATGTTAAAGACATCGATGCTTTTGTGAAAGACAAAAAGGAATTAGATGAAGAAGTGTTTATAATCGAAGGTGCGAATAATCAAGAAATGTTAAAAACTATTAAAGAAGTGTTGGATAATTGCGATCGTGCATTTAGTGGCCAAGAAGCCATGATTTATGACTATATATGTGAGAAATTTGAGGAGACTGAGGAATAATGAATATTCAAATCACAAATATTAATATTCGTTATGAAAATGGTGAAGTTACTGGAGCTCAAGTGTATTTTGCTGGGCATGACCAAGATAGGACCATGAATCTTAACGGTCATATTCCGCTCACTGCGGAGGAATACCAGGGAAATGAAGCTGTTTCTGCTCTTACTGACCTTGTGAAACAAAAAGTAATCGAGAAGTTAAACGGAAGCTCTGCTCAATAAAGTAGGGTTTTTTATTTTGTTTTAAATCCCAAACAGTGATGAATACTGTAAGAAAGTGTATATACTAAAAACTTACATTATACAGTGAGATTTGAGATAATAAAAGAAAGGAGGTTGAAATCATGAAACAGACACCTCTTAAAATTCTTTTCACATCACTTGTTTTATTTTTTATCGGTGGAGGCATCAGTGGTGCTTTAGTTTACCACATTAACGATGCTGCTGAAGCAGCCAAACAGGAATATCAGCAAGAGATCAATCAGTACTTGTCAGAGAAGGATTTAAAGATAAAAAACGATGTATCGAACTTAACACAGACCGAAATACAACGATTGAAGGATGAAACCCAAAAATATTTGAATGAAAAGATAAATCAAGATTACCAAAGCTCTTTGAATCAAAAAACTGAAGAAATTAAAAAAATTACTGATCAGAAAATAGAAGAGATAAAAAACTATATTGATGAGTTACTGGATAGTGCCGAATAGGCACTATTTTTATTTTGTTTTGAAAGGAGAAATCAATATGCTTGAAAATATTTTTAAAACAATTACAGCGATATTCGGGGCATCAGTTACTTATTTGTTTGGTGAATGGTCCATTTTACTGCAAATGTTATTGACTTTGGTATTAGTTGATTACTCAACTGGGTTATTGGCAAGTGGTTATGAAGGGAAGCTTAGTAGCAAAGTTGGTTTTAAAGGAATTTTGAAGAAAGTGATGATATTTGCTATGGTTGCAGTTGCCCATGCTATAGATAGTGTTCTTGGAGAAAACCACTTCTTCCGAGATGCAACTATCTTTTTTTATTTGGCCAATGAAGTGTTATCAATCATTGAAAATACAGGGAGAATAGGGATTCCAATACCAAGTGTTCTGTCAAAAGCAGTTGATGTATTAAAAGATAAATCAAATGAAAAAGGGGAGAGTAAATAATGGCTGTTATTATTGATATTTCTCATCATCAAGACCCGAAAAAAATGGATTATGACAAATTGGCAAAACAGGTTGATCTAGTTATTATTCGTACACAGTACGGTTCAAAAACGATTGACCGTCACTATAAAACACATCATGCTGAATTTAATAAGCGTGGTGTTCCGACAGCTGCATATGCATGGGTTCGAGGTGTAAGTCTGAAGGACATGGAAGTCGAAGCAACAGACTTCTACAATCGCACGAAAGACTTGAACCCGACATTTTGGTTTTTAGATGTTGAAGAAGAAAGCATGAAGGATATGCGTGGCGGTGTTAAGGCTTATGTGAAGAAGTTACGTCAACTTGGAGCGGAAAAAATCGGAATTTATATTGCCCATCACTTGTACAAGTCCTTTAATCTTAATTTAGAAGAAGTCGACGCAATTTGGATACCTCATTACGGAGTAAATAATGGTAAAGTAAACAGTACACCTTCTTATCCTTGTGATTTACATCAGTACACCAGCGTTGGTAGGTTAGATGGATATAATGGAGATTTAGATTTAAATCGAATTGTTAGTAATAAATCACTTGAATATTTCACAGGTGGAGATAAAAATTCGGAACTAGTGAAAAAAGTTAGTTCCACAAAGTCAACAGTACATGTATACACAGTCAAAAAAGGCGACACTCTTTCTGAAATTGCCCAAAAATATGGAACGACTGTGAATGAGCTCGTAAAACTGAACAATATTAAAAATCCAAATTTAATATATGTCGGACAAAAATTGAAGATAGAATCAAATGGTAAAGAAGTGAAACAATATTATACTGTCAAGCCAGGAGATAACATGACAAAGATTGCGAATAAGTATGGTACAACATTATCAAATTTGAAAAAGCTTAACCCTAACATCAAAAATTATAATTTAATTTATCCAGGACAAAAAATACGTGTAAGATGA